AGCTGGAACAGCATCAGGTCCTGGAACTGCAACATCAGGAACAACTAACACTGGTAGTGGTGGTGGTGGTGGAGGATTTCAAACTGATTATGGAACAGGCGGAAACGGCGGTAGCGGAATCGTAATAATAAGGTACAAATTCCAGTAGTTGAATGAACAAAATTTATAATATATAATAGGAGATAATTATGGCACACTTTGCAAAACTAGGAGCAAACGGAAAAGTTATTCAAGTATTAACCTTGAATAATTCTGATATGTTAAACGCTGATGGAGTTGAGGACGAAGCAGTAGGTCAACAATATTTAGAACAACATAATAATTGGCCTGCACAAATGTGGATTCAAACTTCTTACAACACATCTGGCGGACAACATAAAAACGGTGGAACTCCATTTAGAGGAAACTATGCAGGTATTGGTTATACTTGGGATGAAGATAATGAAATCTTCTGGCCTAAAAAACCATATGCTTCATGGGTAAAACATAATGCATCTGCATCTTGGAAATCACCAATCGGTGATGCACCTGCTTTAACTCAAGAACAACAAGATCAAAATACAGCTGGAACTCATAAATGGCAATATAGCTGGAATGAAGAAGGACAATCTTGGGATTTAAATGATGCTATGGCATCATAATTTGACTTAAACTACATTTAGTTTTATATATAGGTGGTATGTATAAAAGAATATTATCTGAACAAGCGTTATATTTTGGTGATGTTTCAATGCCAAAAGATTTTGAAATTGATCAAGAAAAACTCACTAACGATATTTTACAATTTTCTTTAACTAATAAGGAGTTCCCATTTTCTAGAACTTGGGACATGCTAAATACTTACATACGGGAACACATAAATCTAGAATATGGTTTTCAATTAGTTAATAAAAATACTTGGGGAAATATATATAAACCTAATGAACAAAGCACTCCTTTATTAAATATTGATCCTGTGGATCTTCGAAACTCACCTGATTACACCTTACTATATGGTGTTAAAGTTGATAGTTGTATGGTGCGAATACATTATGATGATAATAGAAGAAAAGGTAGAAGTTGGGACATACCGTTAAAAAATAATATGTTTATTATGTTTCCTTCAACTAATATGTATTATATTAAAAATAATCAAAAAGATTCTTTAAACTTTGTACAAACTTTAGTTTATGAATATATCTAATTACTATTGGTTTTTTAAAGCTGCTGTACCTGCAAGAATATGTGATGACATTATAAAATACGGTCTAGCTCATTCTGAACAATTAGCTAGAACAGGAGGCTATGGGGATAGAGAATTAACTAAGGATGAAGTTAAAGACATGAAAAGAAAAAGAAACTCAGACATCGTTTGGTTAGATGATCCTTGGATTTATAAGGAACTACATGGTTATATTCATGATGCAAATAAATTTGCAGGTTGGAATTTTGATTGGGATTATTCTGAATCTTGTCAGTTTACTAAGTATAAATTAAATCAATATTATGACTGGCATCAAGACAGTTGGGATAAGCCTTATAATAAACCAAATAGTGTTAATGAACACGGTAAGATTAGGAAACTTTCAATGACACTTCAATTAACAGATGGTTCCGAATATCAAGGTGGTGAATTAGAATTTGATTTTAGAAACTATGAACCTCATATGAGAGAAGAAGCTAAACATTTGAAACAAGCAAAAGAAATACTTTCTAAAGGATCTATTATTGTATTTCCTTCATTTGTATGGCATAGAGTTAAACCAGTAACGAAAGGAATAAGATATTCATTGGTTATGTGGAACATTGGATATCCATTTAAATAATATGCAAATAGCAGAATACTTTAAAACACCAATATGGATCGAGGATAAACCAGAGTTTGTTAAATCCTTAAACAAAGCATCTAATCAATATATTAAAGATGCTAAAAAAAGAGAAAAAGAATTTATTAAAAAGCATGGTGACTTTGGAAGAAGTTATCATTCAACACCACTTACAATGGATAATAACTTTTTAGATTTTAGAAACTATGTCGGCCAAAAATCTTGGGAGTTTTTAGATTGGTGTGGTTTTGATATGCAGCAATATCAAACTATGTTTTCTGAACTATGGGTACAAGAGTTTGCCAAAAATGGTGGTGGCCATCATTCAGCTCACATACATTGGAATCAACATGTATCAGGATTTTATTTTTTAAAATGTTCTGATAAAACTTCTTATCCAATATTTCATGAACCTAGAACAGGGGCTCGTGCTACAAAATTAAAAATGAAACAAGGTAATGGTATATTTCATGGAACTGAATTAGTGCATTTTAAACCAAAGCCAGGCACACTCATTATCTTTCCAGGGTACTTGGAACATGAGTATGCAGTAGATTTTGGTGTAGAGCCTTTTAGATTTATACATTGGAATATACAAGCTGTCCCAAAAGAGATGGCAAAAGATGTTTAAAGTCGTAGATAATTTTTTAGAAAAAGAAGAATTTAAAATTATACAAAAAGATATATCAAGTAATTATTTTCCTTGGTTCTTTGAAGAAGAAGTTGTTGATTCAAAAGATGATTTGAAAACATATTATTTTACACATTCTTTCTTTAAACCCTATTATCACACAAGTCATTTTTTAAATATGTGGGATAACTTATTAAACAAAATAGGATGTAACAGTTTAATCAGAATAAAAGGTAATTTATTTTTAGGAGAGAAAAAACATAGAAAACATAAAGCTCATAAAGATTATCCATATAAACATAAAGGGTGCTTACTTTACATAAATGATAATAATGGGTATACATATTTTAAGGAGGGTAAAGTTAAACCTAAAGAAAATAGAGTAGTATTTTTTGATCCTAGTGAATTACATTCTAGTTCTGTATGTAGCGATCAAAAAAAACGTATTACAGTTAACTTTAATTATTTTTAATGAGTTTTAAAAAAAACAAATATACAATTATAAGAAAAGCTATATCTAAAGATTTAGCAACATTCATAGCAAATACTTTTTGTATTCAAAAACAAGTTTATGATACTTGTAGACAAGCAAGATTTATATCACCTTTTGAAACAATATTAGGTTATTATGAAAACAAAAATGAACAAATACCTGATACTTATGCTCAATATTCCAATATTCCTATGGAAACATTATTATTAAAATGTCAACCAGAAATGGAAAAGGTAACAGGTCTTAAACTATATCCATCATATACTTATGCAAGAATATATAAAAAAGGCGATGAGTTAAAAAGACATAAAGATCGTTTTAGTTGTGAAATTTCAACAACTATGAATTTAGCAGGAGATCCTTGGCCTATATACCTAAATCCTAATCCAAAGGCAGGATTAGTTCATGGAGAAAAAAAGGGGGTGCATGGAACACAACAGTATAAGCCAACAAAAGATAAAGGTGTTAGAGTAGATTTAAATCCTGGAGATATGTTAGTATATTCAGGGTGTGAATTAGAGCATTGGAGAGAACCTTTTAAAGGCAAAGAATGTGTACAGGTTTTCCTACATTATAATAATAAAAAAACACCAGGAGCTAAGGAAAATATGTACGATAAAAGACCTCATTTAGGTTTACCCAATTGGTTTAAAAAACCATAATTTATTGGTATAATGTTTTTATGAGTCATATAAAAGTTGATCAAATTACATCTCGTTCAGGAACTAACGTAAACCTTGGAACATCAGGTCAAACTATAACTATTCCTTCTGGGGTAACTTTAACCAATAACGGTTCAGCTTCAGGTTTTGGACAAACATGGGACTCACAAGTTAAATCTTCCAATTTTACAGCAGTGTCTAACGTAGGTTATTTTGTAGATACTTCTGGTGGAACATTAACATTAACTTTACCTGCCTCTCCATCTTTAGGGGATGCTGTTTCTTTTGTAGATTATGCAGGGACTTTTGATACTGCAGGAATGGCTATTGATCCTAATGGAAATAAAATAAATGGTGGCACAGATGGAACAGGTGTCGTTACAGAATATCAAGCAGGAACTTTTACTTATTCAGATGCTACTAAAGGTTGGGTTGTAACAAGTACAGGAACTCCAGGATTCTTTTCATCTGCAACAATTACTTTTGACACAGCATCTGGAAACATTGGAACAATTTTAGATTCACAAAGAGACAATGCTTATACTTTATCACCTGTAACAGCTTCAGCTTCTTTTGGTGGAGTAACTTATTCAATTCAATCAGGTTCTCTTCCATCAGGTATGACTTTAAATTCTTCAACAGGTGCATTAAGTGGAAATGTAGCACAACAAACAGGAAGTTCACCCGTTAATTATGATTTTACAGTAAGAGCAACTTCAACTATTGATGCAGGAACTTTTGCAGATAGAGCTTTTCAAATTACAGTAGACCCTCCTCCAGGATTTGTTGCAGGTTCAGGTGGAACAGAAATTACATGTGGAGATTATAAAACACACGTATTCACAGGTCCTGGTACATTTACGGTTACAGATGCAGGTAATGCAGCTGGATCTAATACTTTAGAATATTTAGTAGTCGCTGGCGGAGGCGGTGGTGGCGGACGTCACGGAGCTGGAGCTGGAGCTGGAGGTTGGAGATCTTACTCTTCAATTGCTAGTGCACACCCATTAAATGCTCCTGCAGGTATTACAGCAACAGTTACTTCATATCCAATATCAGTTGGTGGTGGAGGCGGTGGTGGTCCTGTAACTGGAAGTACTGGTTCTGGATCAAGTGGATTAGGAATTTCATCAGCTGGCGGTGGTTACGGTGGCGGTGGTGATAGTAACGGAGGAGGACCTGGAGGATCAGGTGGAGCAGGTACAACAAGATTTCCATCACCATCTGGATCAGGTAATCAACCTCCTGTATCTCCCCCACAAGGTAACCCTGGGTCACCAGGAGCTAGAGGTGGTGGTGGAGCAACAAATAATGCTGGTCACCAAGGTGGACAAGGTGCTTACGTTGCACATAGTTATTTTGGATCATGTGGACCTTCTTATGGACAAACTTCTGGAAGTAATAGTTATTTTTCTGGAGGTGGTGGAGGTTCTGAACCTGGACAACCTGGAGGATTAGGTGGAGGTGGTTATGGAACATACGGTGGTAACGGACAACCTGGAACAACTAATACTGGCGGCGGAGGCGGTGGAGGGGGCTTCACTGGATCTAATAGACCTGGAGGATCAGGTGGTAGTGGAATTGTTGTTATAAGATATAAATTTCAATAATATTTGCTTTTTATTTCAAATAATCTATAAAGCCTTATGGCTAATTTTAAAGTAATTCATTTTAAAAGCGAACCAAGAAAAACTTTGTTTGCCCCAGAGTGGAGTTATTACGTATTTGAAACAGAGTTTGATAAAATTAATTTTAAAGAACTTACTAAATTTTTTTTAAAAAAAGAAAAAGAAATATTAAAATTACCTGATACTCAAAAACAAGGTGTAGCTGATGGTTACACAGGATTAGGTAAAAATACTACTTCATCTAAATACGATCAATACAATGTATTTAAATGGAAACATAAGGAACTCACTAAGATTAAAAAACAATTAATTGGATTCCATAACAGTTTAATTAAAATATTAAAACATCCTAATGTTGAAAATCTATATATACAGTCTTGGATTAACATTATGGAAAAAGGTCAAAAAATAACACCCCATATACACAATACTAATCCAGATAGTTATTTAAGTGGTAATATAAATATACAGAATGAGGACACCCCTACCTTTTTTATAAACCCTGTAAATCAAATAAACGATCCAGAACTTGTACAATGTGATAGCAAGGTAGGTAAATTAAACCTATTTCAAAGTTGTTTACCTCATTTTTGTAACGAGCATTTAAGTAAAGAAACTAGAATAACCTTAGCTTTTGATCTTACCCTTGAAAAAAGGGGACCTAATTATTTAAAAATAATATAAATATGCTATAATTCCACATGGAGGCAGTGGTACCACCAATCACCCCACTGCTTCCTTTACAATATTAGGAGTTTATCTTGGCATTAGGGATTACAGCAATTGCGCAATCACCGATAGCTGCATTAGGCGGACAAGATGCCGTAGTTGCAGTTACAGGTGTCAGTCTTACTACAGCGTTAGGAACTAGCGCAGTACAAGCTAATGCTAATACTAATGTAACAGGTCAATCTTTAGGTACTAACACAGGAACAGTTGCTTTTTCTATTACAGCTGAAGTACCTGTCAGTGGGGAAAATTTAAATACTAATACAGGTGCAGTTGATATTCCAACTATTGTAGAACCTGCAGGAGAACTAATAACCTCTGCTACAGGATCTGTAACTATAAGTGCAAATGCAAATATAGATGTTACTGGAGATACAGCTCAAGTTATTGCAGGTCAAGCTCAAACAGATCCAGATGCAAATTTAAATGGTCAAGTTATTAATGCTGATCAAGGTTCAGTCGACATAAGAATAGATGTTTCTTTTGCAGTAACAGGTGAATCTTTAACAACTGTTTTAGGCGACGAAACTATTCAAGCTAATGCTGATGTTATACTTACAGGTCAGTCAATAACTTCAAATTCAGGAAGTGTTGTTATTGAAATTGGTGTACCAGTAACAGGTGAAAATTTAACATCTTTTACAGGAGATACTACTGAAACAGGAACAGCTAATGTAAGTGTGACTGGAAGTGCTATGACTATAGCGCAAGGTGACGAGACTGCATTTACAAGTGTTGATGTTGCAGTAACAGGACAATCACTGACCACGGCCGAAGGCTCAGTAGAGGTTAAATTAAATACTCCTGTAGACTTAACAGGACAACAATTAAATACAGCACTAAATACTCCACTAATTACAGCATGGTCTAATGTAGATCCAGGTGTCACAAATACATGGACTGAGGTTGATACTGAAGATACTAACATTTGGACTGAGGTTGATATAGCAGCTTAGTAAGGATATAATAAGGCATGGCTTCTACATATTCTGCAGATCTTAAACTAGAACTTATGGCAACCGGTGAAAACGCTGGTACATGGGGAACTAAAACAAATACAAACTTAGAACTTGTTCAACAAGCAATTGCAGGCTATCAAGCGATTGATGTAGCCTCAGCAGACGTAGCATTAGTTATGTCTAATGCCTCTATATCAAATGCAAGAAATATGGTTCTTAATTTCACAGGAACTTTATCAGGTAATAGAGTTGTTACTATTCCTGATTCAATAGAAAAATTTTATATATTAAAAGATGGTACGACACATTCAGGAAATACACTAACTTTTAAAACTGTATCAGGTACAGGATTTACTTTAGATGAAGGTAAAATTCATGCAGCATATTCTGATGGTACAAATGTAAATGAAGTTGCTTTAAACACATTAGGCGGAACTATTGGTACTGCACAAATTGATGATGATGCAGTGACAAATGCTAAAATAGCTGATAACGCAGTAGACTCAGATCAAATCGCAGCCGATGCAGTTACAAATGCTAAAGTTGCAGCTGATGCTATAGACACTAATCAATTAGTTAATGATGCAGTAACTGCTGCAAAACTTGAAAGAAAATTCACTATAAGTACATCTTCCCCTTCAGGAGGCAATGATGGAGATATTTGGTTTAAATATTCATAGGAGTTTAAATGGCTAATACCTATGGGAAAGTATCGGGAACATTTCAAGAGATAGAAAATGCTTACGGTAAAGTATCAGGCACTTGGCAAGAAGCTGACGAGATATATGCAAAAGCATCAGGAACTTGGGAATTAGTTTTTGCAGCATTTACACCAGGTGCAATTCAAACATTAAGTTCTGGTTCAGGAACTTTTACAGTGCCTCAAGGTGCTAACGCAATTCATATTCAAGCTGGAGTTGGTGGTGGAGGTGGTTCAGTTGGTGGAGCAGACTATGATAAGGCAGGAGGTGAATCTTCTGGTGCTGGTGGTGGATCAGGTGCTTATGTATCTGATAAAGTTTTTAGTGTTACTCAAGGAGAAACAATTTCTTATTCAATCGGTGGTGGTGGGTCTGCTGGAGGTAAAGGTTACAACACAACAGGTAATTCTGGAGGAACAACAACACTATCTGGATCTACAACTGGTTCCATATTTAGTTTAACTGGAGGAGGTGGATCACGAGGTATTAATGGAGGAGTGCAAGGCCCTTTAAGAACTAATATAGCAGGAACAGCAGGTTCAGCTACTATCAGTGGTTCCGCAATCACTTCAGGAACTTTTAGAGATTCAGATGGAACTACAAAAAATATTACAACATTAAATAGTGGCCCTGTTGGTTCATTTAACCAATCAGGTAATGGTGCTGCAGGCGGTAATAATGGAAACTGTGGAGGAGATAACTGTCGTATTAATGGTTCAACAGGAGCTTCTTCATATGCAGGAAATATTTCAGGAGGAGCGGGTGGTAGTTCTTCTGGATCTGGAACTAATGGAGGAGCAGGTACACGAGGATCTGGAGGTGGCGGAGGAGCCGCACAAGTAAATACAGGTTCTACAAACGGTGGAGCTGGTGGTAACGGAGAAATTAGATACAGATTTTTAAGAGTACAATAGTGTTTTTAAAACCAAAAAAAGTTATATTTAATTCAATACTTGAAAAATATAAATTAAAAGATATAAAACCCAATCAAGAAAACAATAATC